GTCTCCAAACATAAAGAGCAGTTATCCACAGCGTGATCTTAAGATCATCTGAATTGTTGCTCACCCTTGCCTTGCGTATGCCTCAAGTGTTGAAAGACTAGGGTAAGTAAATTACTCTTTCATCATGTGTCTGCTTCTTAGGACTTATGTTCCTTTACATGAGGATTACTAACTCTTAGAGTGTTGTCCCGATCTGAGGATGCCTTGTCAGACTAGAAAGAAACCTAGTGATCTCTCAACATTTATAATATAGCACTATCCAACAGGTCTGTCAGTCCATTCTGTGACACTACTTCGATTGGCACATGATATTCACTTACTCTCTTCCTAATCAGGTCACCATAATTTTCATGCAACTCACATCCAATGTAGTCTCTACCTAGTGATTTTGCCACAGCAGCAGTAGTTCCTGATCCCATGAATGGATCTAATACAATGTCACCCTTCTCGCTTCCTGCCTTGATACAAGGTTCAATCAGGTCGGGTGGATATGTAGCGAAGTGTGCCCCCTTGTATGGTTTCTTGTTTACTGTCCATACAGATCTCTTATTTTTCTTCTCATAGGATTTAGTTAGACCAGTATGAGGAGATAGACCAGTTCCAGGATTGTGATACTTACCATTTGTTCTGTCACGTGTACCCCAGTCCTTTGCGGGTTCTTTTATTGCTTCATTATCATAGTGGTAGTATTTACTCTTACTGAATAGAAAAATATACTCATGTGCTTTAGTACATCTATCCTTTACTGACTCTGGCATAGGGTTTGGTTTATGCCATATTATATCTTGTCTTAGATACCATCCGTCTGCTCTCATTGCAAAAGCAAACATCCATGGAATACCAATAAGATCCTTATCTTTATATCCTACAAGTTTATTAGATCTTCTGGGTGTTGTCTTAGGTAGATCTTGTCTATTAGCAGAGAATGTTTGCTTAGGTATGCAACCATCTTTTCTATAGTTGTAATAACTATCACCTAGATTAACCCAACAAGTTCCATCATCAGTAAGCACATTTCTTACTTCTCGAAATACTTTAACTAACTCATCTATGAATTCTTCAGGACTCTGCTCTTGTCCTATTTGTGAATCTTCTCCACCATAGTCTCTAAGACCGTAGTAAGGTGGTGATGTTACACACATCCTCGCTTTAACATTAAACATAGGTAATGTTTCACGACAATCACCAAATAGTATTGTGTCTCTTAAATCAGTTCTGTCTCTCATTAGAATAACTCAGTAAGTGGATTACTTAAAGATCCAATACGATCTTCTGCTATCTTAAAGTATTTCTCATCACTTTCCATCCCTATAAAATTTCTATCAAGATTAGCACAAGCAAGACCAGTTGTACCACTTCCCATAGTATTATCAAGAACAGTTTCACCTTTATTGGTATATGTCATAATCAAATACTCCATTAATCCTACTGGTTTTTGTGTAGGGTGTAATCCCTTCTCTTGCTTATATTTCAATATAGTCTTAGGGTAGCGTGACCCTTCAGGATTGTCTCTATGTTTAGACTGTGCTTCACCATAGACTTCACCTATCTTTGCAGTATCAGATTTAAATCCACTATAAGGAGTTGAATACCACATCTGAGGATTATACGTTGGTTTCTTTCTATAGAATACCAATATATTCTCATGTGACTTTAATGGCATGATCTTAGAGTTCATAGGATTAGTTCCTTGCGGTTTCTCCCATATCCATTCATACTTAAAGTTCTTGATATTGGATGATGCCAACACAGTTGTAAATGGTTGAGCAGCAGTAAATACCATTGCAGCATCTTCTTTACATATTCGATTATATTGTTTCCATAATTCATCAAGAGATATAATACTATCCCACTTACATGCAGTTGTACCATAAGGTAAATCACACAGTACCATATCTACAGAATTATCTGCGATTGTTGGTAGTAACTCCAAACAATCACCTAGCAGTAGATTTGATATATTCTTAGTGGATGCTAATAGAGTCATAAATTTACCATTCAGAAATATCCTTCACGAAATCACATTCTAGCAGAGTTGCAACTTTTGTGCAAATATAGTCATCATTACCAACTTTCTTTCCACCTTGTTGAACATTGAATAATGGTTTATCAGTTTTTAAGTGTGCTTCAAAGTCTTCTTTAGTGATAAAAACAAAACGAACATCCTCTTCATTAGGATTGATACCACAGAATATAAGTCTTTCCCAATCTTTACCTACAGATACATGATTAATAATAAACTTATCGTCAGTTACAGTACCTTTAGTATTACGACAAGCAAGAGAGAATTTAATTTCTGTAAGATACCTGCTAGTCATTACTTCCTCCAAATACTGTAGAACAATACGATCATGTCCAGCAGTAGAAGTAGCAGCACGTTCTAATCTATATTCAAGAAGTTCCATGTATTTGTGAACAAAACGCTCACCAAATTCACCCTTTTGCTTAGGTGACATAAACACATATCCTTCAAAGTTTGTACCTACCCAAGGATCTTGAGTATTTTGGATGATGTACTCCTGAAGAGATCCATCTTCAAATATTGCAGTAAACATTGTGTTTTGCTTAGATACTCATAATATAAACCAAAACAGCACCCTTGAGTAGGATGCTGTGTAGGTTGTTCGATTGTCACACTGTGATGTTAATTAGACCATCATCAAATTCATCAGCAAGTTCAGGAAAACATAACCAGTTAGGATTAACTGCTGTTAGATCCTCAAACATTGCTTTATACCCTTCACCCATGACCCTGATAACTCCAATCACTTTACGTTTAAATGCTAAACGTTTTTCAAGTGAATTTGCCTTGTTTAACTTATCTGTAATAGCAGTTGCGAATACAACACTAATAGGATCATTACTAACTCGTAACAACTGACATATATCATGTGCAACGATTACATGGTTAGAACCTGACGCTTGTGTAACAATAATCCTTACACCTTTACCACTAACATAATCACAATGAGGATCTTTAGTTTTAATCCAATCTAACTTATGCTCTGCAATGTAGTTAGACATACGCTTAGAGTCATACTCTTTGCGGTCAACAACTACATCAGGATCGTGCATAATAATGCGAAGAATCGCACCAGCAGTTTGACTCTTAACATGATAAGTCATAATCTCATCAAGTAGAATCTGATTGACATCTCCTTCCTCTGCCACTTGAATCTTTGCATAAAGATCAGATGTTTCATCTTTATATGAAATACAAACTGACGCAGCAATATCATTATTAGTTCTTGCCTTTGCACCATACTTAACTCTGTTTAGTTCAGCATTAGCAAACTTACGAATCTTATCAATTTCCATATCAACCAACCAACCAATAACACTTGTTTCGTTAGCATCATCCGCAGCATCATAACGGTGTGCCCCATCAATAATACCCCAGACTACTTGAACACCATCATCACCAACATATTGATACTCTTTAGGTAAACGAAAGAATACCATTTGAGGTGCAGAAGGTAACCAATCTTTATTCCATATATCCTCAAGAATATCATTCTTGTGTGCAATATCGATATTAGTATCAAAACGAATCTGAAACCCTTTAGGTAAAACTTTACCAGTCTTATTATTCTTTATCTCTTTACCTGCTGGATGTACTGTACGAATATCAATTAACTCCAATACATCTGTAACCATCTTGCCACCATAAGCAAGAACTTGAACATCAATTTTATGCTTACATTCCTGACGACAACGATTTAATAACTCAGTATTAAATAGAAGATTTTCATTGGGTTGATAGTCAGGGAATAGCGAATTAAATGCACTATTGAGATTGTCGTAGTCTTGTACTACGTTTGGTTCATTAGTTGTTGTCATTAGATTTCAGAAAGAACGTCATAAATTGCATCATTTTCAGATCCGATAATTGAAGAAACCCAATCATCTTCTTGCTCTTGGCAGTTATCAAACTGCTCATCATACTCAACTGTCAGTTTTTTGTTCATAGTGTCCGAAACCGTTGTTTTGTGAAATTTTAGCAGATTGTTTCCAATCACGCAACTGATTACGTTTTTTCTTTAATCTAATCAGTTCTTCGTCCGTATATTGGACTTTGCCGCTTTCTCCTAAGCGAATGACTTTGTTCAATAGGCGAATGTCTTTGTTAAACATGCTTAGTATAATGTGAGTTTAGAATGATGTGTGAAGATGTGTGCAGGTTCTTCAACTGGCATACTTGTAGAGATCATTGAGATGTAATATCTTGACAATCTCTTCTACTTCTTTCATTTTAGAAAGATAATCATCTCTGTCAATTATTTTAGCACCAAAATACTTCTTTTGCAAGTCAGAGACATACAAAAGTAACGCATCTTTTAAGATCATTTTTTGCTCCTTAATAAGGATCGCTGAGTGTATGCCAATGGTCATTGCTGTCGCAAAGTTTTAAGATAATCAAGGACATGCTCACGAATGTGCATTAATTCGTGATAGCATTTTTGGTTGTGGGCACATTGACGAAGTGCGTGGTCAGGTTTCATAACCGATTCAGCAAAGAGATCTAATCCTCTGTTGAATTTATCAGTGTCATTACCATTCATTATTATCAGTGAATCGGTCTAACTTTTTACGTTTTCCCATGTTAGTTTTTGATTGATTGTTTTCGTTTAAATTCCGAAATTTATTCGAATTTTGTCGTTTATCTCGGATAGATTTTCCAGGAGAATAGTTCCCCTGTTCACTACCGCCACGCCTAAAAGTCTTGCCCATTATAGTGAGTTTGAAGTTACGATAAACTACTTACAGTTATATATCACTCTACATCTCTGTAGGTAGTGATGTAATCCTCATGTAATTTGTTCATTTTGTTTACAGGATTAACCTCTGTGTTTAGTTCTTCAAAAACATAACCAACTCCCCTAAGAAAGTCTTCTGTTTTTTCTACGACTTCATCAAGAATAGTCGCTTCAAATTCTTTAGTTGAGATTGTTTGATCCTCGTCAGTACAGACGAGTTTAAATTGAGGCATGATCCTACATTGAATACTTCGGTATTATCCCACAAAAAAGGGGGTATGTAAACCCCCTTGTGCCACTTATGTCGATTGTCACATCAGTCTACCATCATCCTAGAAATGTAACAGTAACTATTCCACTACCACCACGATTAGATCGGGAGTTACTTTGATTGCTCCCATTATTACGGGATCCGCCACCACCACCTCTCAGTTGAGATGACCAGTCTCCAGAACCACCACCAGAGTATCCTCCTGCTCCACCGCCAGCAACACCAGAACCGCCACCGCCTCCAAAACCGCCCCAGTATGTACCACCCCAACTGTTTGGACCACGACCTGCCCTTGATCCATTAGTGTAAGATCTTGATCGTTGAGATGATGGGGTTCCAGAGTTAGTGGGTCCATCTCCAAAGAATCCTGCACCACCAGCACCCCAGAATCCACCTCCACCGTTACCACCATTACCGCCTCCACCAGGACCATTACCACTGGTTCCAGTGTTTGCGTTATCTCCTCCCTGATTAGACCATGGAGTACCAGCACCAGCACCACCGCCGCCACCGACTACTAAAATAGATCCATTACTATTATATGGAGTTCTGGCAACATATGTACCGCCACCGCCACCACCTTGAGTACCACCCCAAGGATGTCCACCTTGCTGACCTTGTTGTCCAATAACCATTCTTACGATCTCACCTTCTTCTAAATTAAAATCTCCTCGCATCCGAGCACCATATCCTTGACCTCTGGGATATCCACCTCTAGCACCTTCTGCTTCAATTCGATAGTTCCCTGTCTGCGGTACAGTCCATAATTGAATTCCACTCTGAGTATTAAAGAAGGAAGTATTATTTTTCCATTGAGATGTTTCCCCTCCATATAATCCCGAACGTGCTTGTGAAAGACTGGGACCATCTGGATTACTTCCTGTACCAGAAAAATAAGCAACAGAAAATCTATATAAACCACCTCCTGTCATTGGTCCCATACCGAAACCAGTTGCTCTACCGCCTCCGCCAGATGAGTATTGAGAAAAAATTGGTGGTGTCATAGTTTAAATCCTCCGTTTTAATCGCAATAAGTTCTATTTGCCAAAACTAGGTAACTGTTACCAGCACCAGTTTTAATTATACTGTATTGGTATACATCATATCCAGATGTACCACCTCTTTCGTCAGGAGTTTCATCATTTGACCAATACTCAGTTTGTCCGTTACCATCAATATTCATGTTATTTGAATAACCACTACTTCCACCATTTTGAGAAATAATAGTTGCAACAATAACCTGACCAGTAGACATTATACTATCTAGACTGGTAGTTGAATTTCCTCTAAAGTTAGGAGTCCAGTTACCATTATTACCAGAAGTAAATAACCAGACTGACGAGGTTAATAGATCAATATTAGTGGTACTGTTAGATGTGTTGCTAATAATATTAACCTTTTCAAATATAGCACCACAACCAAGATTAACACCATCACTACCCGCAACATCTAAAGAATGACTTGGTGTTGCATCATTAATTCCGACTCTATCATTAACAGAATCGACATATAATGTATTGGTATCAAATGCAAAGTTACCACTACTTTGTAAATCAATACCAGGTCCAGTGCCTTGGGAGTGTTTTAATGTATCTACATTTAATTGAGACATCTCGTTATACCTATCGTTTGATTATTTATACTAGTAAGAACCGAAGTGGTTATGTCCTCCTACAACATAAAATGCGTTACCAGAATATTTAGTAATAGCATAACTATAAACATCAAATCCTGTTGTTGCCGCATCATCACTTGCCTCTCTACCACCACCCTGAACAGGTGGGTGAGCACTTACCCACTGTACAGTTCTACCCTGACCATCAATCTGAAATCCTGATTGATAGTAACTACTTCCTCCAACCCCAGTTATATATGAGACATTAATAGTCTCACCATTACTCATTTTTGAATCTAATGTTGTAGAAGAATTATATCTTATGTTATAAGTCCAGTTTCCAGATGCAGCAGAGTTCCAATACCTAGCGTTATCTGCTTCAACACTATGATGTGATGTTCCACTTAGTCCAGATCCAGTTAATTGACAATCTTCAAAAATAACACCAGCATTAAATGATATACCACCAACTTGTTGTATATCTAATGTCCTACTAGGATTTGAAGTTCCTATTCCCAGGCGATCATTTGTAGAATCTACAAAAACCGTATCCGTATCCATAGACATATTACCATTAGAAGCAATATCAATATTTGGTCCAGGAATTCCTGCTTGAGATGGAGAGAAAACTTTATTTACGTTTATTTGTGACATTAGTTAAAACCTATAATTAATCGAAGATACGCCAATTAACTCCAACTGGGACTGTAACAGTAAAACCAGTGGCAATACGTATTTTTGGTCCGAGAGTGAAAGAATTTTCATATGTTTTATCTGTTGCAGGATTAGGAATTTCAATATCCTCGGCAATAGTTTTAGGGTTTCCCCTAATATTATTAGCATCACCTAGAAGACTAACAGAACCGCCAGCACCAGCACCTAGATTAATCCATCCAGGATTACCATCACCATCAAAATCCTGAACATAAATTTCTGCTTTATCATTTTCTGAATTAAACCGCAACATACCAATAGCAGGAGTGCCTGGTCTTGCTGCAGTGTCACCAACAGGAATTTTAAATTCACTGTTAGTATTTAGAAAATTCAGTGTCGTAATTGTTGCAGCAGTCGCTTCATCAATTTGGTTATCGCTAATTCTTGTAGTTGCCATGTTTTATAACACTGTCCTCCTTGTATTTATCATAGTATTTCGTAAGTTACACCTTCAGTGACGGTGACAGTAAAACCACTACTAATAGTAATAGTTGGTCCTACTGAACAAGAATTTTCAAAGGCATAACCTTCCTGATCAAGTGTTGTGAATGGGATAGTTAGATTTTCATCTATAGTTCTCGAATTACCACGAATCAAATTAACTTCCCCAAGTCCATCATCAGATCCGATAATTGTCCAACCTGGTCCAACTTTAGATCCAAAATACCCACCATCCATAACAACCCATGTATCTGGATTATCACCAACAATAACATACGATACACCCTGTCCAACTGTAACTTCATAACCACTTGCAATAGTAACAACTGGTCCTACTGTAAATGCATATTCAAAAGCATATACTGGATCCACAGTAACTGCAGGAATAATTATATCTTCCTCAATATTTCTCCCATTACCTTTAATTATACCAAATTCTCCTAATCCACTAGCACTACCACCACCCTTTACCTTTTTCCAACCAGGTAGATTATCAGGTCCATTAATTAAATATTGCTCTACTTTATCCTCTGTAGTATTAAAACGCAACATGCCAATAGCACCAGAGGCAGGTCTCTCATTTTCTGTTCCTGTAGGAAGTTTTAGTTCTGCTTCTTGAACAGCGAAATCTAATCCGTTAAGTGTTGCATTTGTGGTTTCTTCAATCTGATTACCACTAATTCTTGAGGTAGGCATGGTTCTTAGATAGGCAATTCTACAATATGGACATCATCACTTGCAAGTGGTGCTGATCCTGACGCAAACACAATGTTTGAACCAGTACCATCAACTGTATAATCAGTTCCACCAACCTGAGCAACACCGTTCAAGAATACTAGAACAGAATCTGCGGTATGTTTAATACCACCAGCGTATGTTGTGATCGCAAATGTTAATTGTGTTCCATCACCATTATATTCTCTAGTATTATAGTTATCAGCAGAAACACCACCTTGTCCAGTAACAACTAAGTTACCATCTATCTTAGCATTACCTAAAACATCAACCCTAAAATCAGTAGTTGCTTCCTTACCAATACCAAGATGCTGTTCACCACTGAACGTAGCAATATTAATATCTCCAGTATCAGTTAGACCAAATTCATGCCACGTTTGACCATAATATATCCAACCTAGAGATTTACCTGGAGTCCAGTTAATATTATAAACTATGTCACCATCACCAGGAGTATCGTATCCTGTAATATTACTAAAGTCAGGATTTCCCAAAGCATTTTCAGGTGCTAGTAATGTTTGTTTAATTACAGTACCATCTTGATTATTATAAGTTAATTTCTTTGCAATAAGATTGTCAGTAGTTGATACTTGACCTTGGAATGTAACAGGACCAGCGAATATAGATTCTAACTGGTTAGATGCTCCACCAATAACTGTTAATTTATCAGTAAGAACAATCTCTGAGAATGTTTCGATGGTTGTGTTTTCTTCACCAATAACATTTAACTGTGCAATATCCTCGTTAGTGATCTGACCTGTAACTGGGTTAATAACTTGGTTACCAATGAATAGGTCACCATTAGAGTTAAGTCCAGAATAGAAAGCAACTCCTGCTTCTTCTTTAATAGACTGAGAGAATTTAACTTGGTTAGCATCTAGAGTTTCAACCTGTGTTTGAGGGAACGCAGTTGAGTAGTTACCTGGACCAAAACCAAGATACTCAAACGTATGGTTACCTGATCTTAGAATAGAATGTCGTCTAAACTCAACAGGAATAGGTGCTACAGAACCATCATTATTTTCTCTAATATTAATCTTTCTAACTTCCTCATCACCAGCACGAGCAGTTAATTCAACATCAGAAAGTTCTCTATTAATTGCATCCCATCCAGGAGTTGTACCTGGTTGTGTCCATCCATTATCAGCAAGAATGAATTCTATTGCTTCTTTAGTAATAGACAATTTAGGATCTTTATTTGGTGTTGGTGTTGCACCATCAGTTGCATTTACAAGACCTATAACTTCATTATCAGCAACAGATACAGCACCATCAGGGTCAGCAACAGGGTTATCTCTGTCAAACGTAGGATATACTTCGTTAACATTTTGAGAGAACTTCCTATCATTGAAATTAGAAGTTGAAGGTGCAATAGATCCACATAGGAGAGTTATATAATAGATACCATCATCAACACCTCGAACAAATGGTTGTACTACTTCAATATCATAAACATAATAACATTTATTTAAAGCATAAGAGGTAGTATCAGTATTCAAAGGTTGCATTACATAACCAGATAGAGGATCTCTTGGTAATGGATTTGCCTTATCCTTATCAATTACAAATCTAACACGATATGTTCTATCTTGAAGATCCCTACCATCAGAAATTCTCTTAATGAAAGTTGTAGGAGTAAAACTTACATTATTATATTGTGTATTTGTGTTGATTGATGTGTAAATTTCATTATTAACCTCTGATACAGTAATATACCAACCACCAACAGTACCTGCTACTCCACCGATAGTATATGTACCATCATCATATTGTAATGGTGAACCTACAGTACCTGGTGTTTTACCAGAGACAGAAGGTCCATAAGGAGTAATTGTTGCAGATTGAACAGTTGCTTCACTAGCACCACTAGCAATTAACAAACAATTCAATTTATCAGGTACAGCAGTTCCACCTGTGCCATCTTGTCTTGCACCAACTGTGAAACCCTGTACTTTACTTGTTGGTGGAGATGCTTCAACAGTATAACCATATAAGTAAAGTCTAGTTCCAGGTGTTCCACCACCACTTGCGAGTGATTGATTAATTACTCTAGTTCTTTGAATATCAACGTTTACCCAGTTGACAGTAGTTTCTTGCCCAAATATTACATTACCACTAACAGTTCCAGTATTTGCTGCTGAAAGAGTAACTACTCTAGTATTTGTGTTAAAAGAAACGATTGTTGCATCAGCAGCAATACCAGTACCATTAACTGTAACTCCTTGAACAAGTCCATTAACAGAACCATCATCAGCAATAGTAATTGTTGTACCACCTGAATTACCAGTACCAGTTGTTGAAATAACACCTAACGCTTTAGGTGGTATGATATGAGTAATCGCTGCTGCCTTATCTTTTGAAAATGCCTTTGCTTTAAATCCAGCAGATCTAAGTGCAGTATTACCAAAGTTACTGTTACTGTTGGTAATTGACATGTCAGCACCTCTCTCAGCAGTGAAGTGAGCATAGTATCCAACAGCGAACACTGAGACCGCTTGAATAAATGCGTCATTACTTGCCTTAATATGCTCATGCCCCCATCCTTTACGGTATTCAGCAAAACCATCTAAGTGGGCACCATCTCCAGCAGTTGCAGTATCATAATTACCAGTTGATGCATTATATCTTACAAATGCTCTATCATCTTTCTGTAGTGATAGTCCAGTAAACTGAGCAACAACCATTGATTTGAAACCAGTTGCCTTGCTACCATCAGCGTGCATACCATTCATACCCCACACTGATCTTAGTGATAGGTTGAAAGCATAAGGTGACGCTGAGTCGACTGTATCAATTTCAGTCTTAACACTTATGTTTGAACCTACAGCATTACCTGTTGGTTCTGATTGCATTTGGTAAGTAAAGACGTTACCAGATGCAGATGTGACCGTGAAAGATCCGTTATAAACTCCTGCGTCTGCTTCAGATGAAGGTCCAGTTGATCCAGTAACTCCAGAAATGTTAATGTTAACACCAACAGAGAATCCATGATCTCTTGGGTTATCAAATTCATCAACAGTAACAGCAGTAGCAGTTTGACCGTTTCTTGTAATCTGTAGGACTCTATATTCATCAGAAATAGGACCAACAATTCTATTTTCTTCAACCCTTGCCTGAATCTGGTCGGTATCAGGATCACCAGATGTATCAGGAACAGCAGCAAATGCTTTAGATATTTTTTGATAATAAATTTCTAGATCAGTTCTCTCTTGAATATTTGCAACAGCAGTATAATCTGAGTTAGGTACAGTACCTTGAGAAATAAGAGTTGATAATGGATTCAAACCATCAGCAAACTCAAAACATGTAAGTCTATGATGTGAATACTTAGGTGCTAATGTATCCGTACTATCAGGTTTGTAGTACACACCTTCTTCTGCACCATCAAAGAATGAGAATTGCCAGAAATAAGTACCACCAGTTACTTTGAATAATGCTGTGCGTGGGGGAATATCTGCTTCAGTATTAATACCTTTCGCAGCATACGTTGTTGGATAAGGTACATACTTTGGAATTATTTTAGTTCTTCTAAGGTCAGTACCAACAAGAGAACAACCTCTAGGTACAATGACACCACCTTCAACGGAGTTGTATTTGTATAGTACATTACTAGATGATGTAATATCTAAGTTAGAGTTAGAATCAATAGGGGGAACATTAGTATAAAGAACCTCACCAGGACGATTATCAATAACATATTCAGATGGATAGAGCATGATACTAAAAGCATCAAACTCGTCATTACTTAAACCAACTCTATATGAAAACTTAGCAACTTCTAGAAACGCTCTTTGAATAGTTTTAAAAGGTCGCAGTGCTGAGTTTCCTCTATTGTCAATAGCATCAGAAGCATCGAAGTCATCTGGGTTGACATATATGATACGTCCAGTTCTGGACGTAATAATATTCTTTAACCTGGTGAGTGCCATTACTTATACTGCCTTTTGATTATTTATGATTGACCAAATATTCTAGTCGTAATTGCATTCGAAGCATCTTCAAAACCAACTAAACTGAATATATTATTTGCTGTTGTTGATTTTACAACAAGTGTTTCACCAGGTCCAACAACTAATGAAGTAATTTTATCTACTTCATTGTTACCAGTAGCATCACCATCAACAAGATAATTAGATACCTCTACTGCTGCAGATGCAACATCAACACTATTAATAGTTGCAGTAGTTCTAGATGCACTGTTTAGTTTAGGAACATCCCTAAACGTATCTGAACCAGAAAAGTCACCAGAATTAAGTCCCTTAATAAACGTTAAAACACTACCAGTATAGTCTCTAACATATCCATAAGCACCAGCAGTTTGACTGGTAATAGTATAAGTAACACCATCTAAAAGAAAAGTATCAGTATTATCAACGATAGTACCTACTTTATCAAAAACATAAACTCCAGGATAGGTATAAATGTTAGAGAAAGTAATGAGTCTATCAACTCCACCATAATTAGCATTGGATGCAGTACCTGTTCCACCATCATACATGTATAAAACTGCTGGAGTTGTGCTATCTCCGAACGCATATTGTACATATGCACCAGAGGAACCAGCAGTACCATTGGTAGTTTTACCAGTAGTATATTCTGTACCATTATCTGCTGTTGTAGAAGCATCACCATCAGGTCCATACTCACCATTTATAGTTTCAGAGATATGAAAATCTCTACCACTCATCGATGAGTCTGCAACATTAAATCTATAGGTACGATCATCAAAAACTTGAAAGATATTTCCACCTCCCATAAAAAGATTGTAAACTCCACCAGCAGTTGTAGTTGAGAATGCAAATTCATTATTTGCGGCAGTAATAGCAGGTGATGCTGAGATAGTTGCAGAAGCACCACCAGAAACACCTATACTGTCACCAGCAGCGAATTCAGTTCCAGTTCCATTAAGTGTAGAAGGACCAATATGAAGAAGAACACCATCTACACCATATACAACTGCAGTAGTATCGTTAGGAGAAGTACCTTTACTAATTGTATCACCAGCAGCGAATGAACCAGTTTGAGACTCTACAGGAATTGCTCTAATAGCAAATACTTTGACAAAAATTTCTGTGAATGGTGGAGTATAAAATGATTCAAATTTAAATGTTTTTTCCTGATCGGTTGTAGTAATTGTATCACCAACAGTAAGTGAACCCGTTCCTGAAATTGCAGTTCCAACTTCGACAACAGAAGATGATATCACATCACCTTCGTGAAGTTTATATGTTGCAGCATCAAGAGTAAATTTTTGATCGTAATTCTTTAGTGCCACATCATAAGCGGAACCTGTTCCGTCATTGGCAATCGTCAACACCGTACTAACAGTCCTATTAATAGGTACTGAGTATAACACCGTATCAGTGTTAGCAGATGGTTTAAGTTGTGCTAGAAGTCCTTGTTTAGCCATGGTTAGTTATTAGAATCCTGCGTAGAAGAATTGTTGATGTCTGGTTAATCCAGTAAGGTTGTTACCACCAATACCAGCACCAAACGAAACATCTTCTAGAGTTACGTTTTCCGTAGATAGTAAAGTTGCATCTGAATCTGGAAATTTGATTGTTCTAGTTCCAGTAATGTTACTAGTATCAAGAGTAACAGTTGTAGTTGAACCAACCGACTGTTTGAGAACAGGGGCAACTATAGTTTTATTAGATAAAATTTGAGTTGCTGTATTGGTAACAAATACATTATTGTCACTGCCATTATTTAGATCATTTGTAGGTGGAACTTCAAATGTCTGGTTAGATGATGCGTTTTGATTAGTGACACTAAAAGTAATCTTCTTAGATCCATCTGCATCATCCTGAAGAATTAATTGCTCAACAGTCTTGTTTTGAAGAGTTTGAGTAGTTTCCGTACCAACTAATGTAAGACTTAAATCTGGAACTGTGATAATTCTATTTGCTGTTAAAGCATCTGTATTAAGTTGTGCAAAAGCAGTTCCAATCTCAGCATCAGTTTGAAACTTAATATCAACAAAACTCTTGTTAAGAACAGTTTGTTCTGCTTTAGTATCAAGTAATGTAGATGATGTAGCAGTAGGTTCAGCAGTTGTCGTTACAGTTCCTGCATCAGGAAGCAAATAAGATCGACGAGTATCAGATGTAGTTGTCCAGTTAATTTGGAAGATTGCTTCTTCATCACCATCAGTAATAACTAAATTATCTTCATCAATAAGAAGAGTCTTATTAGTTAATGTCTGAGTAGTATTATCACCAACAACGGTAGTTCCGTTACCAGAGGTAATGGCGGGAAGGGTAAAGATACGAGTATTAGTACCAGTACCAATATTGCTAACTTCAAATCTTGCTTTTGGACCTTGAGCATCTTCGAGAATAAAAGTTTGATCAGAAACTACAAAGTTACCAGTAACCTTTACAGCACCAGTTCCTTTGGGGGCAAGAACAATATCAGCATTTGTAGAAGTTTCGTGAACCGCAGTAATGTAAAGAGATTTACTAGTTTCACTATTTGAGATAGTGGTCATATAAAAACCACTTGTACCAAAAGATAATCCTAACTGGTCATATGCAGATTGATATAAACCAGTGTTACGATCAAGATCGAAACAAAGTCCAGGAGTTCCCTTTGATCCTTGAGCAAGACCTTTATGGAGTTGATTTATCTTTACTTTTCTATTTGGGATCAACGGATCAGATACAACTACAGGTAGAATTCCTTCTCCAGATAGATTTGAATCTGATATTGTATCCAGTTGAGAAATTTTACGAGTTCCCACGAATAATCACACGATTTGCTACAAGTTATTTATAAAGGTATATAATAGTTCTATAATCTTTGTATGTCTAGACAAGATAGAAACTGTGACATAGCAAATCTACCAAGTTTCTTACCCATATCTTTTTCTTCCATACTAACTTTATCTACTCCATGGTGTATTGATCCTGGAAATACTATAACTCTATTATGTTTACACTCAATTTCTATGTCAAACCGAGGAAATCTTAAATTTCCACCAGTAAATTTTTTTGGTTCTCTATAAAACCAAGTAATACCTGTCAATCTTGCAAGATCTCTATGTGGTTTGTATTCATCGTTATTTTCATAGTATAAAATTTGAGTAGTATCTTCATTAAGAGCATCAACATGATTAAATAACCAATGAGGATGATTATTAATTATCTGTCTAAGTAATTTCCTATTAACTTCGAGAATATTAGAAGAATCTCTTGAGGTAAAAAAACTATCCAAGAACATATCCCATGTATTTTTTATGGATACTACTGATCCATCAGAAAGTACGTTCGTTGCAGCACCAGTTTCCACACTAGATCTACCCATTCTTTTTGGGTTACACAAATAGTCTAGTTCTTCCCAAATAAGATCTAATTCAGATTGATCATAAAAATCATCAATCAAAATATAGGGAAAAGGTTCATTATAATAAATTGGTTCACCCATTGTATTTTGTTAGTGTGTATTGTTCTGGTCTTAGTTTTAATCGTGCAATTTGTTTACATACATCATCATAGTCTCTGAACCATGACCTATTAAATGTATCCTTTTCAACTGGATGGAGATACCAAGGCATTGTATTTTTTATATTACCATTACCATTACCTAGTTCCCATAGATCACCAGACTTAACTTTAGTGAATACTGGTTTCTTATCAATCCTTGTCTTTCTAACCTTCGTTGATGCTAGACTCTTGAGATTCTTCTCTAAGTTTTTCTGCGTTTTCACGTTCTGCACAGAGACGGAAGAACCTCGTGAAGTCTTCTTTCGTCCAGTTGTTGAAGAAACTTTCGTCTTCGTCGTTTTCGTCCCATTCGACTGTGAACGAACCGTCTTCGTTGTCTTTGACATTAATCATCTTGAAGGGGAATCCAAATGTAGTGTACCATGGGTTTTTAAAAGCGTCAAGTTATATATCAGAAATAATTAACGGATATTACTGCTCTTGTCTTTTGATCTGTACAAGTAGAACTATTATGCGGTATCGACCCATCAAAAAAGACTATCCTATTCTCCACACTCTCTACTTTTGTACCATCTTCAAACTCTGTGTAACCATTATTAGTATTCATATAGAATACAGCAGTTTTGTGTGGAAATTTAAAATCAATATGCTTTTCATGTACAATTTGTTTACCTTGGTTAGCATACAACAATGCTCTAGCTCTAACCATAGCATTCATCTCTAACTGTTTAAAGAAAGGTATAAACTCTTCAAAGAATGAACTGGTAGGTTGAAAGTCCTGATAAATGTTATGAGTAAAATAAAAATGTTCGTCTTGGATCTCACCTGTATTAGCAACCTCTGCGTTATACAACCAAGGAAAATTAGTTGGACCCAACATCATATGCTGTAAATACTCAAAGTAATCCTGTGGCAAAAAGTTATCTGTTATCTTTTTATCCATCTTGGTAAATAAAATATAATGAAACTTAAAGACCAGAAGGTTGCTAACGCTGCAATATGTAGTATCCTATTAGGATTAACTATTAATCCAATGGTTACAAGTCCTATCCATGTATAATCTAATGTACCATGAAAACGATACCATGCATTAGCACTATACTTATCAATAAATTTTTGTCTTTGTTTTGAGAACCATGGTGAAACATGCCTCATCATAACAAAACCCTCATTAAGAACCATGAGGGTGAAACCAATCCAGAATATCATAATGATAATAAAAAATTACTAAGGGGGCACTCTTTCTACCTAGAGATCTTTTGTACTCCCCCTAATTTGCGTTTAAGTGCTTGGAGTCTTGCTTTTGCTTGTCTGATCGCAACAGGACTTTTTCTCGATTTATCGTTGCGACCTCTTTTTCTTGGTGTTTCGTGACTTTTGAGGTGCATCGTCTTGCCCTGTACTCGTCTATTATATAGCAATATCAGGAAATGTCAACCCAATTTTTAAAACTAAGATATGACCATTGTCCATATAACTCACTAACATTAGGATCATACTGTTTATCTATTTCTAAGTAAGTCATACCCTTGGATTTCTCTAGCATATGATTAAATTTATTATCAGGATTAAATGGAAGAGATTTAGCATATTTCCAGAAAGGAGTATCATACTTTGATCCAAATTGATAGTGCCACAGTATAAATGTTTCCAATCTAAACATTTCCTCTCTAACATACTTATTAACACTTTGCCTAGATATCGGTTTATCAATAGTCGTACAATAAATTGCCTGACATACATTCTGATAGAACCCTGTAGCAGTTGCTTCTAAAGGTTCTAGGAATCCACATCTATTCCCATTTAAGAAAGTTCTCTCACCCACACAAACATTCTTAGCAATATAATTCTCAAAGGTTAAATCACCATCAATTTCAGGTAACTCAAATCTCTCTAGGAAATCTTCTGTAGCATCTTCTTTAGATGTTATAGTATTGTTATACAAATACCCATAAGAAACACTATCACTATTAGGAACAACAAATGTCCACCCATTAGGAGTAGCAACAGTTCTAGTATAATTTAAAAGTGGATCTCTACCCTCCTTCTGATAAAGAAATGCAGAGTTTAAAGGACTGATAAGTGGTTCATAGTTATCTCTATCTCGATTATGCCTTCCTCTACAATCAATTATTATATCAGCATCTATTTCTTTTTCAGGATCATTTATAGTTTGTTGCTTAACTTTGAATAAACCAGATTCTAATACAGCATTTGATAATTTTTTAGGAACATAATGCATTGACATGTTAGTCATTGGAAAAGGATGAAAGAGTTCATCCTTAGACTTACCCCATCCTTCATATAATATACCACTCTTAAATGTAGCACCTATAGGATTCTCATACCAATTTAAATCCAACACACTAGCAATAAGTCCCGCAGGTGGAACTACTGTTCCCTGTCCTACTCTCTCTATTGGATGTTCCTCTGGACTATGATAGATTTCAATCTCATACTTATCATGGGAATGATAATAAAAATGTAATGCACTAATACACCCTGCATTACCAGCACCTATAATTGCAATCTTTTTCATTTTAATTACGCATCAGCAATCACACAGATCAGGGTATCCATTTTCACACCAGTGCTCGGATGTACCAGCAGATTCTGTTACGGTACAATTCCATAGTTGATCTTCAGTAGGTGGTGTCCATTTAAAATTAGATGGCAATGCTATTCCACCACCTATATTTGTTCCACATCCTGTTAGTAGAAATGGTGCTAGTAATAATAGTTTTTTCATTTCTTTGTTGTGTTGCTACGTGTTCGATTGATAATAGATATGAACTTATCACCTGCAAATGTACCACCAAGACAGACATCTATCTCATCACCATCTTTCCAGTTGGTTTCACCATTCATTTTGGTGTGTGTCATTGCTAATTGAATTTCATCAATTACTTTTTGTGTTAATCTCATTTTTTAAATACACCTAACTTCATTAAGATGTAGATTGTAAGAGTTGTCCAAAAAACAACTTCTAGTCCAACATAATTCATTTGTTTTTGTAGTAATTGATTGCCTTCATAGCACGAGATATACGACTTTGATCATTATCGTGTGTCCTATACTCTGCATTGACTGAGTAATTAAAAGCGTGTTCTAAATCCCAATCTTTATCAGTCCCATTATTGACTGTCATATCATACCACCCTTTCTCTAAGTAAATACGTGGTATGGGTATATATTGTGCTAATGGAGTACCTGCTTTCACAAGTGTTCCATCTGTGCCACTATCCATAACGTGCCATTGTAATTGCACGTTAACTTGCATAGCATATTTAGGATCAAAGATCCCAGTTGCAGCAGTAAAACGATCTTCATTATTCCAATGAACGTGTTGTTGCAATAGAACAATATCATCACTAGATGTCAGTCGCCAAGGTGTTTCCACCTTAATTATGTGTGCTAATGTGTCACGTGGACTGTCAATTAATGGAATAACCTGGTCTGGTGTGTGATTACTAATGTAATTATCAAGTCTTGAGAATCGTCCAGGAGTTTCCCAATTAAAAGATACACCATCACCATTTGTGACAATAATAAAATCCATAGGTGCAACAACTACCCATCCCATTCTCACAATTTGCTTGATACTAGGGCAGTTTGAACTATTCGGTGATCCTTGGAAAGGGCATTTTTTGTCCTTTGTTTCTTTTTCTTGCCAAGCACGTTTAATCTTAGATGTTGGCATAACTGGATAACATTCTGCCAACCCAGGTTCTAAACTATGAAACCTAACCCAAGGTTTTGGTTTTTTCTTTTTCTTTTTGAATAAGTTCAGCACGTTATTTATTTTTATAATCCTACCTTTAAATGAGATGGTTTTACAACCTTAACTTTAATAGGAGACTCAAGAATATCAGCAAGTTTATTGTATGCTATTGCAGTATATACTTGTGGCACTATAAAAGCAACCATTGCTATCACCCAAAAAACATAATAATAATTTTCTTTGTTTTGTGTTCTCATTAATAAAACCTCTCATAGGGACCACTACCAAGTTGTACTTCAATGGTATCGAAGATTCTATTTAATGAACGAGCAAACTGTCTATATCCTGATCCAACATATAATTGACCAAATAGTACAGATGCTGTTGCTACACCCCAAAAGATGTAATAAAATTTAGATTTCACTTGTGCTCTTTGTTTTTCTTTAGTAATCATTGGTCTTCATGTTTATGTTCAAGTTTACCAGACATTTCATATGCACCTTTGTTTCCACCGTGTCCGTGTGCAATGCCTAGTTCATGCATTTTAGCATGTTCATCAATAGGATCTCTTAATTTTTTCTTACCTCCTCCTACTGTAAGATATAATCCCCATCCAACTAAACCAAAAAGAACTAAACCAAAGAATAAAATAAATCCTTGATCAGGAGTAAGGTTTAAATGTTGGATCATAGGTTGTTTCTCCCATGTACCAGGTAAATTATACACTGATGGTTTTGATAAAAAAATCATTTGTATTTTTTAAATAATGTTGATGCAGATTCTTCAGTTAATATTTCCATATTAATAGAGTATCTCCAATTTTGAGAAGTAGTTCTCGCAGCGTTATGATTTAAATCATTAGGAAAAATAAGTAATTCTCCTTGTTGAGGTATATAATGGAATTCTTTTCCATTACGTTCAAAGAAAATCCCATCTCCCTCTACTTGATAATAGTATACACCATTTATAGTAGAACTGTAAAGATGATTATGCCACCCAGATCTGAAATCATTTATATTACTCCTATAACACCAACACGTAGTTTTATTTTGTGGGGTAATATGAAAGTTTCCAAAAAGTTCATAACACAATGATTTATATTGTTCATATAGATACGAAAAAAATGAAGTAGGATCATCATATAAAGGGAATTGATTATTCGTAGAATCATCAAAAGGATTTTGGGAATAATTTTTCTCAATAGAATTATTAATTAGTATTCTCTCTTGCGAATTTACCTCCGCAAAATTCTCAACACTAATTAAACTCCATTCAGGTAGGTTTTTAACTATCACTGATGGTCTTATCAAAAAACTGTTTTTGAAATTCTTCTACTTGGTTTTGTATCTCATTAGGAATTGGAGAGACTTCATTTACAGGAGTAATCATAGCAGATCCTGCATCTTCACGAATAATTCTCCAACAAACACGTTGTGTATCTGTTAGACTCAAAATAAAGTCAAAGTGTTCTTCTGCTTGACGTTGTGTGATTCCAATAGGTCCAATCATGTTACAGCATAGCAATAAGTGATCATATCAGGATCAAGAATATCTTCGATATCCTTTACAGTTTCAGAGAAACCTTCAGAACCTTCGTTATCCCATTTCCAATTTACGGTCTTATCATATCCTTCATCATCAACGACCTTGATCGTTCTTTTTGAAAAGTTGACAAAAACGTGTGCTAGTTCAGATTCCACCATGTGACTCCATACTATAGTATCTAGTATAGCAGTCAAGAGATACCCTGTCAAGGATCAATTTATAAAGACTGTCTTACCAAGGATTAGGACTGCTGCTTTTGCCTCAAGAAGCATACCAGTACCACAGGTTATTGTACAAGCAAGACTTGCGTTCATAATCATTGCACCTGCTAGAACATTAACATTATACATTCCAGTCACAACATTACAGTTATATCCTGTTGCACCGCATGTCAATGAAATTGGTCCTACAGGGTTACCAACAATATATCTGGGAATAGAATCAGCAGACATACCAGGAACCATAATTGTTTCAACAGAACCACCAACCATTCTACGAATACCTGTAATTGCCTTAGGAATAGGAGAAGGTGGTGAGTTAATCATTTCAACTAATGAAGGTGTAATAAGATCAATAGAGTTATCTCCACTAATAATAACTTCTCCTGCAGAAATAGCTGCTTGTCCACCACTAGATTCAAAAACACTACTGGTAAATTTACTAGAAACAGATCCTACATTAAATTCTGCACCTTGAACTTCAAACTTAGCACCAACAGTATTGATGTCAACATCAGATTCAAATTTGATTGTATGTTTTTGAATTTTTTCGTTCTTCTTATTACCTTTTTTGTCTACAATTTTAGGAGCACCTGTAGCAGTAAAGAAGAAACCACCACCAACTTCAACATGACAATCACCAGTAACTTTTAAGAAATAATCACCATCGACGTTATGAACAAGATCACCATCAATTTGTTTACACTGGTCACCATGAGTTTCTTCTGTATAATTACCAGCAAATGATGTGTGATCAGCAACTAAAGAACCAGTATCACCCTTACCATTATTTGCTGCCTTTACGGAAGCATCTACTTGTTTTTGAAGTTCTTCGTCATCTATGTCTGGATTTTGTTCACGAATTGCTTTAGCAGCAACATACTTTGCGTATTCGTTTTGATTACAGCATATAGATGTTGATGTTGTTCCACTTGCTTTTTTGTTTACACTTGCCTGACGACCAGGAGTTCCAACAAATAGTTCATAAGAACCGTCTAAGAAAGTTTTAGCAGCAGTTAAATATGGATCTGCTTCATTGAAAATATTATCAAAAAGACCACCAGATCCAGCATCTCCACCACAAGTTCCTCTACTCTGTCCTCTAATTGCATTAATTTCTGCAAGTTCTTCAGGAGTACAATGAGTAACACCAAATAAAGGATACCAACCTACCGTATCTTTACCACCATCAGGTTTACGATCACAATTACTACCAGCAAACTTAATGAAGAGTGCAATTAATCCAGTAATACTGGTGATACCTTTCTTAAGAAGGTCAGTTCCCGATTCAAAAATTTCACTACCTGCTTTCCATGCATCAATAATTTCTTTTGCTTTACCAATACCATCTACGATTGTTGTTACTTGATCAACAATACCTAAAACTGAATCAAGAAGGTTTTGAACCTGACAGATAACACCATCGATTGCTGCCTGAACACCCTGCATAACCATGGTTGCTTTATCAATAATTCCATCAAGAAAACTTTCAAGAATCCCAACAACACTTCCTACAGGATCTGAAATAAAACTAAGTAACCTACTATCAACATTACAAAGAGATGAAAGAATTAATTTAACTGCTGCTTGAATTGCCGTAAACACAACAAATGGCACACCAGTTGCACCACCAAGAAGATTAACCAACTCTAATTGTTCGGCAAGATTAGCAAGTGCTTGACGCATTGCAGAAATTACTTGAGCAAATACTGAACTTAAAAAGTTTTGAAGTTTTACAGTAAGTTGTTTTGCACTAACTAACTTACCAGTAACAACATCTAAGAAATCACCATCCTCTGCACGAATCAAAGAACCAGCATGATCTGCAAGATCTTCTACAAGGTATGATAACTTATACTCTAACGTTTTCCAAGGACCACCAACACCATTAGCAGCAGGATTGGGTTTGTTTGAATTTCTTGGTTTGACGGGATTACCACCACTACCATTCATTACAGTTCCTACATTATTAGGAGAACCAGCACCAGAAATTTGACCAGAACCATTCTGACCTTTTTGATTAGGAAGATCTACAGTGTTATCTATTTTTGCCCTAGTATGTCCTTCCGCTTTTGTTCTTGCAGTACTTGTAGTGGGATAGCTAATTAGGTTGGTTGTTGTATTAACACCAGTTCCAACTTCCATCTTTTCACCAGTAAAAGCAAATTGCTTCGTCTCTTTTGATTCTGGAGATTTTTTAACTCTCATAACACCAATAACTATTGGCATTTGAGCGTTCTCTCCATCCATGAAGAAACCCATAACAATAGCACCAGGTTGCAGTTGACCAGAACTTTCACCCTGACCATCATTTCCTGGTTGGCATGTGTGTTGTAAAACTGTTGCCCATGGGAGATTTTCAGTAGGAAGATCTGCTGTAGTACCACCACGAACATTAGTATAATATCCAAGCACACGAACTCTAACCCTACCCAATTCCATAGGGTCTTCATTATCTTCGACTTCTCCAACCCACCAGAAAAATCCGTCTTTCCCTACAAAGTTTACCGCAGGTTCATTAATGATTCCTTCAATTGAAGACATTGTATACTTTTATCCTTACGATTTATTTATTACGTTTGTGTCAAAGAGAATTTCATTAATGTAATCCTCTGCCCATTGGGGATCGAACCATTGACTCAAAACTGCTTTAGTCTTTTTATTCTTTCTCTGTTGTTTAGAGTAATAAATCTGATCATCAATTCTCTTCATAGTATTAATCCACTGCATATCAAACTCAGAGTTTTCTACTATACCTTTATAGAGTTGAATAGATTCTTTAATTAGATTCATATACATTTCTCTTTCTTCATCCGTTCTGATACGCATAAACTTACATCCTTGTGAGAAAACCTCATCAGTCCATAAAGGTAAAACTCTATTCTCTTTAAACTTATACTTGTATGCTATGTCCTTATATACATCCACATATTTTTGAGTTCCAAACACAGGTGATATATCAACAATTGCTGCAGTAACTGCATGAGGAGTTTCTACAACATCAGCACCAAAAATAGGTATAGGATAATCAGGAATAGGATATAATACACAATGCATTACAGAAATATTTTCCGTATATCCAGTTTCCAAATGCATCTTTCTAAGTTTCTTACTCTGATGCATTTCATTGATAATGAATACATTATCATTTTCCACAATAGGATATTTGTTTTCCATATGTGTAACATCAGGAAAACTTTTTAATTCTTCTCTCAAGTAGTTGGCAACTTCAATTGAAAGACGAACCCATGGTTTTATATACTTTCCAGAATCCATAATTAAACTCTTACAAACTTATATATTTCATCTGCACCCCAAACAATCCTACCTTTAGAGTCTAAGAATTTATCTCTCATAAAAAGTTTAGTGCCATACACAGCAAGTTCAGCATGAATATTATCAGTATCAAACTGACCCATCCATACTGTACCATCAAATTTTAATACCATATCACATTCTTCATTGCGAGTTAAACCACTATAGGTTCCACCCCAATGTTCTAAAATAACTTCTTTATCCGACACCTCTACCAATTTCTTATAAGTTTTTAAATACGGATCATCAGATTTTCTTCTACCCCAATGAATCGAATTTATAAACTCATCATTTTGCTCCCACTTAACAGTTACAGATTTATACAAAGTAGGAGCTGATTGTGCTTGATGCTTATTAGACCAAGTTCCAAGTAACCATGATAAAAAGTTTGTCATCAATCGTCATATACTAAGCACTCTGGCTCGTCTGGATGCTGGTCACACCATAGTTCTATTGTGTTGGGATCGTGATGATCTCCTGCTTTGATCTCTGCTGCATGATGTGAAGCATACTCTTCTAAGTCATGTAGTTCGCCTTCAATGTGACGACGCATCTGTGGATTAGTAGTTGGATCGCCAAGAATCTCTTGGTCTTTTTCAATATGCTGTTCTATTGTTTTCATTGTTGTACCTCGTTGATACATTAGTATTTATGAGCATTAATACTAGTTTCTTGGTATCGAATCTTTCAATAATAATGCTTCGGTAGACATTGTAGTGCCAACAATCTTATGTGTCAACCCACCAATGACATATTTTCCACTATATTTCCTATCCACATCTGTGGTTTGATTCCTTTTATATGTTGCAGGTATAATTATATTAATTCCATTTCCTGCATACAGATCAAGATTACCAGGAAATTTAATCATTAACTTAATATTCTTTAAAGATTCAAACCTCATCCATTGATATGCCTGAAGTTCTACCAATTCCTCATAATTTTTTTGAGGATTATTTTGAAATTTTGGATCAAAAATTTGATTTGATAGAATAGTATATCTTGTGCGTCTTGGATAGTCAACAATACTTTTAATTGAAGTATCTAATTGTGATAATGGATTGACCGATCCACTTTCATTTAAATGTGACATCTTTGGCCACATAACATTAATACCATAACGGTAAGCATCCACTGACATATCTGTACTCAATCCCATCTTAGATTGTGTTACAGTAACAGGATCAAACCCTATACTAAATCCTGCCCAAGCACCGTTACGCAATCCAGTTAAGAAATCTCTCTCTTCTGGAAATACTATAGTTTCAATTTTAAATTGATCACTTTCTTCCGAACCAGATGATTTTGTTGAATACACATAGGTGTACAACTTACTATCACCTGAAGTAAAATTAGTATCTGATTCAGTTTGATTGTTTACATCATCAATAATTTTATCAATAGACTTAAAATTAAAACCTAAACCATTTTCATAGAAAACAAATCCATTTTGAAGAGTACCACCCTTTCTTGCTTTTCGCACTGACCTTTGTGAAAGCCAATAGATACAATCATATGGTCTCCAATTTGTTGCTATAAACTGCTGTTTATTTGTAGATTCTTCAATATAAATCTTCTTTTTAGTGTTTATATACCTATTATCTGTTTTTAAAATTTGTTCTACAATTTCAGAAGATGATGTAGAATTAAATACAACCTGACTATTTCCAAATACGTTAGTGATCTCATTCTGGAAAAATTCATCACTAGCACAATTAACTATAAATGAATCTGTAGTGTTTAGTCTTGATCTTGCCTCAATATCATATGCCCGAACATAATAAACTCTATCAAGAATTGTTCCTCTAATTATAATTCTAAACTGTTCAGATCCAGTCATAGCACCTATGAATCCTGAACCATCATTAAAAAGAAGTTTTGCCTCTACAGTTGATGAAGTAATACTTTCATAGATTTCAATACCTGTAATAAAATCGTATATATCATCAGCACCATCAGAACTTTGAAGTTTCTGACCATTTCTAAAGACATTAACTTTTACCTCAACATCACCTGATTCACTTCTTCTAATACTTCCGCTTTGTGTGCTCATCTAAGTAAACCTCTCAAAGGATTAAGAGTGGATTGTAAAATGGATGCAATCGATCCTGAGTTTGAACCACCTCCACCAGAAGAAATCATCTGTGGTTGTCCACCACCAGAACTAGCACTAGCAACTTGTGCCAATGCTTGTTGTGCTGCTTGGATTGCTTGACTATTTACCCCATTTTGTTGAGCAACTGCTGCCATGACTTCTTTAATCATTTCTTGACTTCTTTCAGTTACTTGACGACGTGCATCATTTCTACTTTTTGTTTGTTGCTCTAGTTTTTTCTGTTGCCTTGTTTGTTGGAATTGACTTGCAGGAGCAGAACCACTAGCACCTCTACCACCACCAATTCTCATTCCTGCAGAACTTGATGATTTTCCAAACATCTCTGCCATTTTTTTCACTTTTGGAGATAATTCTTCCTGTTTCTTTTTAGCACCATCTCCATGAGAACCTTCACGAGAACCTTCACCTATATGTCCTTCAAGACTATTACCACCAGCATATTCCTTACCAGCTTCTGATAAAATCGGTGTAGTACCTGATTTAGCACCAACATACTTAAAGTGAGCACTGTCAGGATTATGATTGTAAACATATTGCCAACCAAAACGTTTACCATTTGCTTTCAACCATTGATATCCTTTACCATTAATATCAAGTGCTTCACCATATAGATGATGTGAATTAGGATCTCCACCAATTTCATCGTTTTTAGATTTACTTCTACCAGAACTTGCAACATATGATCCTAGATCGATTCCAGAATCTCTCATTGCTGCAGCAAACATTTGTGCTGCTGGTTGTGAAAATACTAGAGGTCTACCACTTTGATCCCTTGTTCCTGCAACAGTAAATCCAGAACCTGTATCAGGGTGTGATGCAGGTTTGATTGCCTTTACTTTATTTTGTGTTTTTGTCTTCTTATTACTCTTATCTGTTTGAGCACCAAATCCAAAGAAACTCTTAACACCACCCATAAAGTTTGAGAAGATGTTACCACTCTTTCTTTGTCCCGAACCACTATTAGAAGATTCAAAACTTTGATCTTTCAAATTATTAATATCAAACCCACCAACTTTTAATGCTCTAACCATTCCTTTACTCCACTTGTCATTGAAAAATCCTTTTTTAATCTTTTCAGGATCTGCATCAGGAGAAAATGATGGAGCAATTGAGGCAATACCATCTAAAACATTACCAAAAGCATTAAAATTATTAGAATGTTTACCTGTATCATGCCAAAGACTAATATTATCTTTTACTGCACTGAATAAATTGTTATATTTTGACCAACCTTCATTATGACCCTTTCTATCAATAGTACCAAATCCTCTGTCACCTATTTGACCAAAAGCATTAGTTCTATTTGTACCAACATAAACACTTTTCTTCTTCCTAGGATTCAAATATCCTGTTTCGTTCATTGCTGAAGCAGCAACAAGTTCAGGATACTTTGCTCCTCCTGCATCTTTTGCTAATCCAAATATATGATCAAATGCACTTTTTGGCGAAAGTTTCTTAAGTTTTGGTAGGGTTCCTCCTCTATCAAAACCAGGTAAACTAAATCCCTGACTCTTAGCTTCACCTAGTCTCTTTTGGGTTAGGTTTGGTTGTGTTTTTGTTGCAGGAGTATTAAAAGGAACGACGAAAGCTCCCCCATCTGCCTTTCTAGCAACGTACTCAGTGCCGTGTCCGATGAACGAAGTGGATCTCCCTCCATCCAATGAAACTCCATATCCTGATTGTGGTCCACTAATCCATCCTCCTTGTGCAAATGAAGGTAAGATCTTGACTTTACCACCCTGAGACTTTCCTTCTTTATCATTTGGATCAGGTTTTCCACCAGACCCATCTTCATTTAGGTGAGTATAAAGTTTATATCCTCCATAAGCAACACCTGCTAGTAATCCAAGTGCTCCAGCTCTACCTAGTAATCCCCTTCTACCTCTAATTAGATTATTATGAAGGAAAATTAGTACATTACCAAAATCTGTAATAATTCTAGTTGGATTACTTAACCAACGCATACCCAATAATAAAGTTCCAAGTCCAGTTAATCCTCGTACAAGTCCTCCTATCTTCTCCCAAGGACTAGATTGATCTGATAGTAACGTATATAACCCTTCAATAGTATTAACAACACCAAATTCCGCAACTTTAAAGATGAACGTTGCCAACTTAGAAAGGGCTTCGATCATCCTTGCTACTTTATCCCTGTTCTTGGGATCACTCAACCATTTCAGAGCAGGAATAACAATCGCTGCTTTAATCAGTCCACTCAACATCTTGAACAGACCTTCTAACCAACTAGGTTTTTTTACTAAAGCAGCAGGACTAAATCCAGCAAAAGATTTCTTTTTTTGTGTTTTTGTATAGTTTGCTTCAAAATCCTTTAGAGATTTCCTTGAAAGTACTAACTTTTCAAGTTGAATCTTTTTAAAATCGTTAACGATTACTGCAATAGAATTTACAGTTGCACCCAAATTATTGATAGCGACAGTATTCGAAATAATGGGTTTCAACTCCATTTTCGTTTTTGCACTAACATTAGGTACCTGTACCTGTACAAACTTGTAGAAATTAATTTTTGAATTTTTTCGTATAGTTGCCATTATTTCATTCGCTCAAGTAATGAATTAGGTGCAGTTATTACTATTTGGTTACCACCAGTATTTATTGCTACTCCTTGAGGGATAGGAACAATCTTCTCAATGATCGTGGGAATAGGAATAAATTCCATAGCTTGTTCCATAGCATATTCAGCAGAAATACCACCTTCACTTAGTGCTTGCTGATGTACCGACTTTACTGCACCAAGAACTTTAGGATCGATACCCATCTCTGATGCAATTTGTGTTAGAGCAGTAATCTTATCTCCACCACCAAACAGACCAGTAACTGCCTTAAGGACTCCTCCCATACCCTGTTGTTCTGCAATATTAGTAATTAAACCCATAGGATCTTGCCTAAATGAGTCTATCATTGCCATTCCCTTCGTAACCATCGCACCCATTTCAGGATTGAAAGCACTTAAAGCACCTCCATAATTACCATCCATAATATTTTGAGCAATACCACCCCACTTAGGATTGAATGTATTTAAAGCACCCATATAGTTGCCACTCATAACATCACCAGCAATACTACCCCACTTTGGATTGAATTGACTTATACCACCAGTGATAGCAGCAGCATAATTACCACTCATAAGATTACCTGCTACCTGACCCCAAGGACTAGCCATAAAGTTCTGGACTTGACCTACTACTCCTCCCACACCAGGAATCATACTCAACGCACCTAAAGGATTACCACTAGCAACCATGTTAAGTCCCGCCATGATTGGGGCAGCACCAGGAATAAAGGATGCTCCAATTTGAACTATAGGATTACTAATTACCTTACTAACGGTTTTCTTAATACCCTTCCATAGACCACCAAGGAACATCTCTTGAGGTTTTTTCTTTCTGTTTGGAAATAAGTCAAGAAAATCCCACCATTGATTTTTCTTAATTTCGTCAGTTTGTTTATCTTTTGGTAAAGGTTCTGTTTTATCTTTACCAGTAAACACTCCTGCAAAATCCCACCATGCCTTTTTACCCTTCTTACTCTCCTTTTCTTCTTCCTTTTCTTCATCACTCTTAAATGGACTCATAAGTGTATTAACAATCGTACCAAGACCAGGTAACTTAGATAAAACCTTATCAATACTATCTTTAAATCCCCTTAATCCCATAGCATCGACTACTGCTTCTTCACCTTGTTGTAATTGAGGAACAAAGTCACGAACGAACATGTATCCATCCATAAGCATGGATATAACACTAGTAGCACCAGCAGTAGCAAGACCAAATACATCCAAAATACCAGAAGTACCTTCAATCAATCCACCGATAGAATCACCTTGTGAAAAACGTTGATATGCAAAGAAAAGGTTTACAAGACCACCAACAACAGGAAGAATTGCTGCTGCTCTTTTTCCTAATTTACTACCCGCCTTTGCAATACCCTCAAAACCAGCAATACCTTTCTTTCTAAGAACATCCGCTGCCTTATCCATGCCAGGAATCTTCATCAAACCATCCATCAATCCCTGACCAATTGCTTTGGCTTTATTACCAATTGGTTTAATAATTGGTTCAAGAGGTTTTAATACTTTTTCTTGAAGATATTTTCTAGCACCAGATTTAAGACCCTTCATTCCATCATTAAATTTATCTCCTGCCTTAGCATAAGTTCTTGTACCCCAATCTGAAATTGCATTACTTGCTTTAACAACATTATCCCAACCTTTTTGAGCATGTTTTGATAAATTTTTATATTGATCTCCTGCCCAAGCAGGTAAATTTCTTAGAGTTTTGTTAACAGTACCAGCAAAATCCTTGGTTTTTTGAACACCAGAATCAAAAAGACCTGTAAAGAAATCCCCAGCTTTCTGTAATCTTGTTGGTTTGTATACTACTGGTTTTAAATTAAGTCTTCTCCATGCCTTTAATGCTTTTGCGGCATCACCACCAGCATTGTTTAATGCATTGGCATATGCTCTAGCAGCATCATCACCGTATTCTGCAAGAATCTTCTTATATTGTTTTGCTGCTGCTTCACCAAACTGATCAGCAATAGTTTTTACTCTAACTCTACCCCTAGGTCCATCTATATTAGGATCAGCACCAGATGGATTTTTGGCTGATGGTCTATTATTATAATTCTTAGGTTTCTTCGGTTTCCCTAAATCTCCACCACCAAGTAAATCGACTAATCCTAAAATATCTGTTATAAGACTAAATGGGTTCATCAGGTACTTTAACCCGATCAAACCCTTCATTATATTTCCAATACCACCTAATCTCTCTGCAAATGTCCCATTAGGATCCGTTAAAGAAGAAAATCCGTCTAGAATATTGTTAGTAAATCCTGCTGCCCAACCAAATAGTTTTTTAAAGACAAAGTGCGTCTTCTCTAGAAAAACTGTTAATTTCTCAATATTAGCAGGATCTGATACCCATTCAAGTATTTCCTTTGTAATAGCAAATTTAAATAGTCCACCAAGAAATTTTCCAATCGGTGCTAAAAATTTTTCTACCCAACTAAGACTACCCTTAGCAATCTTTAAGGATCTTTTGGTTAATTTGGGTTTTCGTTTTGCTGCCTTCTTATTTTCTATTGCTTCTTCTGCCGCCTGATCTAATTCTCTTCTTTCTCTGCGACGTTCTGCTTTTGCTCTTAACCTATCATTCTTAATTTGAGCAATTGAAATTTTCTCTATATCACTAACAACCGTTCCTATTCCAGAAATTGTACTCCCTAGTCTATTCAATGCTAAGGTTTGTTTTCTTGCAGCAGCAACTGTTGGAGATTTCGTATTTGAAACTCCAGGATTTACAAATTTATAGGTTTGTAATTTAGCCACCAGATGCTTGTTGCTCCTTCATTCTACGTTCCTCTTCTTTAAGGAAATTAACTAACAAATTCACGTAGATCTCCTTTTCCCAAGGCATCAGATTATCGATATGAGCGATACTCCATTTATGATGATGCATTAAGGAAAAGTTTCCTTCATAATAAGCCTGTAGATTGGTGTGAAGAAGAGCTATTCGAAAAAACTCGCTAGACCCTCCAATACAACATCACTTTCAACTCCAGTATTAGGGTTAGTAACCTTAACAGTATGAGTCAATTTAGGCATTTTCTCAAAGAACTCTTGAATCATCATAAATTGCTTACTATTCAATTGATCAAAAAATTCTAGCAGTTCCTTTTGAGGAATGTTAGAACAATCATAAACTTGATTAGCATCAGAAATTGATTCCACACAACTTGCTGCCATATCAAAAACCTGATCAACACCAGCTTCATCACCAAAATTCATTTGAACAAATGTTTCAAGACTGGGGTATCCCATCGTAATAGCAACTTCATCAGAAATTTTAAGATCTTTTTTATGACCTCTAGTCTTCTTGACTTTAATTTCGTCTAAGGGAATTGAGACTGATACAGTAGTTTCGTCATCATCAGGACAAGTTACAGTGACATCAACACTTTCACCAACAGATTTTGTGCGAATCTGTAAGAAAACGAATTCAATGTCAAATGTGGCAAGTTTATCTACATCGGTAATGTCTGTACAATCTTTGATAATATCTTTGATTGCTTCAACAATAGTAGCTTGTTCACCACTTTCAGTAGCTAAGAGAAGGATTTTCTCCTCCTTTACAAGAAATGGTCTAAAATTCACAGTTCTACCGTCTGAAGGTAGTTTCAATTTGTACTTAGGTACACTAATCTTAGGTAATGCCATAGATATTCACATCAGTACATTTATTTAGGTGTTTCCAGTGACAGTCAATACTTCGTTATTTGCAGCTAAGGTGATTGTTTGGTTATTGGAAGTTGATTGATCGGTACTATTATCAATTCCAGAACCAACAGTAAGGAATTGAATAGTATCCTGATCAAACCTATCAGCAGTATAGAATCTATATCTCTCATAGTAGAATCCTACACTCAAAGTCATTGTCTGAGCATTAGAGTTATTCAACTGAATCGAACCAATATTATATGGATATAAATTCCTAAGTTCCCAAGCAGCAGTTAATTGATACTTTCTTGCCAATAATATATCTGCGTTTCCACTTTCTCTTATAGAAGCAATTAACTCAGGATCACTAACTGCTAAACCTCCACCACCTCTTTCCCACTTATAAATCATCATTTTAGGACAAACATAATCATTATAATATCTTGTATATTGCTCACTATCGCTTGCCATCAAGGTTGTCCATCTCTCAAAGAAGTTTCTTGAATACTGAGAACGTGGCATTCTAAATTGTATACTAATCTGACTATATGCTGTATTTGTTGCATACTTAAATGGTGATCCAACATAAGGAGTTTGTGAAGTAGTAATCTGCTTACTTGGAAGATTTACAGTATCAGCATAGTAATCAAGTAACCATTCCAAATCATTAGACATACCAATATCAAATTTTTCAGTTTGAACTGGTCCTAGAAAATTTGCTGGTGTATAAGTTCTCATCATACTCGGTGACATAAATCTGACCGAATATAAATTGGTAAAACTAGGAGCATTGTCTTTGCCCTTTGTTCTAGATATAAACTCCTGAAATGAAGGATATCTTGCTCCTTGAGGATTTGGGATTGACATTAGATTTTAAGTTCCTTTTCTGTGACTACCATAAATTCCCAACCGTGATCTTTACAAAACTCATCTGCTGCTTTAAACTTTGCTTGATTTACAGCATAAGTCATAACTTCACTTATATATTTTTTAGTGTTTCGCTTTTGAGTTTTTGGTTCTTTCGTTTGATAAGATGGTTTAACTTCTGCAATATATTTCTTTTTTCCTACTTTAACGTAAAAATCTGGAAAATATCTATGTCGTTTACCATCAACAGGTGAAATATAAGGTATAATAATTTCTTCACTAGCCCATTCTTCTACAGAAGGATGAGAATCACACCATTCCATAAATTTATATTCCCACGAGGAGCGATATACCACGTTTCGTGCATCACCTTTGTATTTCCTAGGATTGGAAACACGATACTTACCTCGATATCTCATAAATACATACAAGTCACGTAGTATTTAGGTAAAAAGTTGACAATATATCGTTACCCCCTAAGTCCACCCGCTACTGGAAGCACTTCTGTAGATAATCCTACGGAGATGATTGACTATGTAATGTTTCAGAGAAAAAGAATTCAGTATGATGATAGTAATGGTAGTTCTTATTATGGTTTAAACATCCCTAACAATAATGTTGCGATGGAGAAGAATACTGATCGCATCTATATTAACATGCCTCAGAATCTCTCAACTCAGTATGCACCAACATATCGTACAGTTGATATGGGTGTCACTGGAATGGCAGCGGCTAGTGGATTAGGTACTGAAGGTTTTGATGATCTAGCTAAAGCATTACAGCAAGCTGCTAAAGATGCAATTCCAGAATTTACAGCAGGTGCCATATCGGAGGTTGCTTCTGGTGCTGCACAATTTTTAGGACTAGCAGGTAATGCTACTAGGAATGATATAATGGCATTAGCTAAAGGAAAGGTTTTTAACCCTTACCAAGAGCAACTATTCAGCAATATGCAGTTTAGAAATCACATGTTCTCATTTAAGTTTTTTGCTCGTAGTGAGAGAGAATCTAAGGAAATTAATAATATTATTAAATATCTAAAGCAAGGTGCTTTACCAATATACGGAACAGTAGATGGTGATGCAGCTACTGGTGCTAACGCTTCTTCTCGTTTCTTCGAAATTCCAGATAAATTTGATATTAAATTTGTTCGTTTAGATCCCCTATCAGGTACCTTAAATTCAAGTCCAGATCTTCATTATAAAATCCATACATCTGTGTGTACTGGAATTGATGTAAATTACACTCCAGATGGTCAATATAATGCTATTGGTGGTAGAAATATTAACAGTGTTGGTGTAGGAGACAATAGACCATTACAAGTTCCTGCAGTTACCGTAAACTGTAGATTTACAGAGACTCAACTTGTAATGCAATCTAATATCACAGAGGGATACTAAAATGGCAGGATACTTTTCTTATTTTCCTAACGTATATGTTGGTGAGGGTGTCGAAGATGATGAGGCATTCAAATACCGACTAGTTAAAAATATTTTTAGAAAAATTAGAGCAAGACCCGATTTAAATCAATATACAACTCTTTTTGAACAATATTCAATTAGAGTTGGAGAAACTCCTTCTACACTTGCATCAAGGTTATTTGATGATCCTAAGTTAGATTGGGCAATCCTCTTAATTAATGACATCACTGACGTATATGAAGAATGGCCAAAGGAGCAAGACCAATTAGAAGATTATGTAGATGAAGTATATACCTCTGAAAGAAGAGATGACATTCATCATTGGGAAACTAATGAGATTCTACTTGATGATGGTACACCAGTTATCAAAGAAGGTATTGAAGTAACTGAAGACTGGAGAACTATAATGCCAAATGGTGATGTAAAAGATGCAGAAACATCAATATATCAAGTAACTAACTATGAGTACGAATATTTTAAGAATGAATTAAAAAGACAAATTTTACTTCCAGTTGGTAATATGCTGGAAATCATGGTTGAAGAGTTTGAGGACTTAGTTGCATATGAACCCCATATTGAACTTGATGCTGCAAATAATAAAAAGACAGTATTGAATATTACCTCTAGATTCTTAGATAACACTGGATCTGTCAGTTTTGCTAGTGCAGCTCGTTCTGTAATAAGTGGAAGTTCTGAACTTACCTATGATGATGGACCTGGTAACGTTAATACTGTAAATACATTATCATTGACTGCTGGAGTTAGTAGTGCAGTAACTACCACTTCTAGCACAAGTACAAGTAGTAGTTCTTCAAGTTCTAGCAGTAGTTCTTCTTCAAGTTCTAGCGGCGGCGGATACTAAAAAAACCCTACAGACAAAAAAATACCCCGATTTTTTTTCGGGGTATTTTGGTAATTAAAAGTCGAATAATATATCAACCTCCATCAATATCACAACCTATCACACTACCACTGACAATTCCAAGAGGGATTGCCCACCAACGTCCATCTCCTTGAGACATTGCTGCTGCAGCTCCCCCACCTAGTATTCCACCAAGGATTGCACCTTCACTACACTCATTACCATCAGGTGATGGTTCTCTTTGCCAAATTGGTGGTGATGGTCTCGATGGTCTGCGTCTCCAGCATGGTACTTCAACAGTATCATACCATGAGTTAATATAACCTGGATTTCTTGCTGTGCCAGGAACATACTCTTCTCTATACTCTTTACGAGTACATGTACTACTAGATGAATAACCTGGTTGATAACTGTTTCTCGCTACTCTATCATTGTAAGGAGTAGAACTTGATGGTGGTCCAAGTATACTATCAAACCAATTCCAATTTCTAGAGGGAGCATCTTCATATGCTTTACGATTACTACGATCACCAATACTCTCTGCACTAACAGGAGCAATTAGAAATGGTAGTAACAACAGAGGTAATGCTTTCATTGTAATCCTTTTTAATATGTATATTATAGCATGAAAAAGGGAGTTATACACCCTCCTTTGTGACAGTTTTTTGTTTGTCCCACATTTGAATAGTGCAACGAAAACCTAAAGAAACTGGAGTAACACAATGATGTTGCAAATTATCATTAAGAACTAAAAGTTTTTTCTTAGGAAGAATTGTATGATAACCATCATCATCTTCCCAGATAAACCATCCTCCATTATTAGGATGCCATTCCTCATTAAGATATAAAGTAGCACCAAATGTTCTATCGATAGATCCTTTGTCATTATGCCAAGCAATTGCAGACATAGGTTGCCAGATATAATATTTACATACTAATTGTGTATATTTTGGAAGTGATGATTTTAATTCTTGATCTAATAACTGTTGTATATTATCTGATACAGGAGTAGTCATACAACTACCAATATCTCCTTGTTTTACTCCAGGATCCCAAGTTAGACTACTTGATGCCCAACAATATATGTTAACCCTTTCATCAAGTTCCTTTAAACATTTTTGGTACAAATCATTACTGATGGCATCTTCAATCAATATCATAGAATAAAAAGGGGGTGTTTAACCCCCTTGTAACAGTTTCCTATTTGGTTTCTAGAATTGCTTCTTTAATCACCGTCTTTAATTGTCTTAGTTTTTTCTTACCAAGACCAGCACGTGTATCAATTTGTACCTTTAACCAGTATACAAAGGCAAGTACCAATATAAATTGAATACCTTCACCCCATGATAAATTCCATGCTTCATTAAGATCTAATGAAGCAGCACCTAATAAATTAATCAATTAATCTTCCCCCGCAAGTTTAGCAAAGTATGAAAGAGTGTCTTCGGAATCCTCAACAGGAGACGAAGCAACTGCATTCTTAAGACCAGCAAGGTCAGAATCATTGAAACCAGCAGAAGGTTTTGGTTCATACTCCTCACTATCCACACCAAGGTTAGGACGTACAGGTGCAGCACCTTTACCAAGAACTAAGTTAAGACGTTTCTGTAGATCTTCATATGACTTGAAGTTCTTCTCTGCTTCAAACTCTGCAAGAGAGTAACCCTCTTTCCAGATACCTTCTAGTTTATCATCATCGAAGTTACCTAACACTTTAGGTGCAGCGAACTCAGACTTATCATAGTTCCAGTAACCATCAACCTTGCGTATCTTCAATTTGAAGTCAGCACCCTTCCAGAAATTGAAAGGATCAATAGGACTCTCGTCTGCAAATGCAGGTTGCATTGCTTCAACAAGTTTATCAAAAATCTTCTTACCAAATTTGTATAGGAAGACACGACCCTCATTCTCAGGATGAGCAGGATCTTGAACAACATATATGTTGCTGTAGTAGGAAAGTTTACGCTTCTGAGTACGTGCGATTTCCTTATCGCTATCACGACCACTGTTCCAAAGTTCCCTGTTCAGTTCTCCAACGGGATCATCCTTACCAAGTGTAGTAAGACTGTTCTCAATGTACCACTGTCCACCTGGACCTTTAAAAGCATGACTCCAAACCTTTGCCCAAGGCATATCTTCTCCATCAGGAGCAGGAAGGAATCGTATAACTGCGTAACCGTTACCAGACTTATCAAGTTCAGGTTTCCAGAAACGCTCATCAGCAGAAGAACCAGCAGCAGGCTGATTCAATTTCTCAATCTCTCTGGATAGTTTTGCAAAGGTATCACCCTTAGATGATGCCTTTTTAAGAGAGGCAAATGACATTTCGTATTCTCCGTATTAAGTGTGTTGTTTTGGATTGTTACTGTGTAATCGTAACATACTATTTAGGTTTAGTCAACCCCTCGTCGTGCAGTTACTTCAAGTGTCTTGATCATAGCATCCATGCACTCTAAGAGGTCTTTATACCCAAAAGCATTGGACAGGGCATTGATCCTAGATTTCATGTCTGCTGCTTCCCTGTCCTCTGATGCAGCAAGGCATAGTCTACCATAAAAAGTCTTTTGTTTGTCAATCAAGTCTTTACAATCTTCAATATGATCTAGTCTCTCTTCTCTACTCATTGTAGAAAGTTGTGCTGTCATCGCTGCAACTTCTTGATAAGTGTTGAAGATATCTTGTAGATTGTTTTGTACTTGGTCTGAGTTGAAAAATTTACTCATTTTACAATGGTAGAACTCCTTTGGATCTTTTCTTCATGTAATTTAAACGCTCTGCTTCATGTCGCAAGCGTTCTTTGAGGGGTTTGGACATTAGTTTTGGAACAGTTTCAATCTCAATTTCATTCTCTTGACAGTATGTTACTACTGCTTCAATGTATGAAATAAGACCGCTGCTACGCTTCACCAATACTTCAATTTCTTGAGAGAATTTAGTGGGCGTTAAAAACTTGTCCTCAACTTCTTTATCAGGCATTCGTTCTTCCCCTAACAAATTCTTCAATATAGGATTTGAGTAATTGTAAATAGTCATCAAGATTGTACTTCTGAAATACTTGAACAGATCCCTCTTCAGTGGCGATAAGTGTGACAATTTTCTGCACCTCTAAACCTGAACGTTCGAGGAACATTGCTGCATACGCAGTTTCTTGAACAAAATAATGTTCAACCCAATCTTCCTTCTTTTCTTTTGTTGAAGTTTTGAAATCGATTACTGCCAACTCACCATCAAACTCAGCGATGCAGTCTACACGACCAGCAAGACCAAGGTAATGAGAGTATAGAAAAGTCTCTAAACAATGAATGTTATTGATACGATCTAACGTAGGCTTTGCTATGTGAAACATTCTAACAGACAATGGATTATTTTCCAAGTATTTGTCTGTATCTAATTCACCGTTGAAATAATCTTCAGTAATAGAATGGAATGCTGTACCTCTTTGGGTTGCTCTGGCAGTAATTCTGTTCGCTTCCGTTTCACCAATTCTCTTTCTCCATTTTGAGAAGAAAGCAGCGTTCTTAAACGATGTGATGGAAGTTACACTCGGATAATATTTATCCGCACCAGGAATAGGGTAGAATCTAGTACCATTACGGTCAATAGCATCAACCTCAACATGTTCTTTGAGGTCAGTATCAATAAATTTAAACATTAAAAACCTAGATTATACTTAGTGACAAGATAAGATTTGACCAGTCCAGACCTCACGATGTCATCAATACCAAACTCAACGCAAGTAAACTCACGCATTTGCTGTAGGATATTAATGAAGTTTGAGATACCAGACTTCTCATACTCTCTAGTGAGATCGGTTTGAGTGATGTCACCACAGAACATAATCTTAGAATCTTGACCAACTCTTGTTATTATACTATCAAGTTCATGATAATTCAAGTTACTGAATTCATCAACTATAACAATAGCATTATCGAGAGTAACACCACGAATGAAACTTGTAGACCAGAAACTTATTGTTTCTTGAGCACGAAGATTTTCATAGAGCATCTGAAAAGAATTGTCATCAGGCATCTGAAACATAAATCTAACCATATTTTTGTATGGTATTTGATATAGTGCAGACTTATCTTCATGGTCACCAGGTAAGAAACCAATCTCTCTAGTAGGTACTAGAGACCTGACAATGTATATCTTATCATAAGGTGTACTCTCGTCAAGTACTTCTTTCAAAGCAAGATACAATGTAATAAAAGTCTTACCTGTACCTGCAGCACCATGTAACAGAAGGTTCTGTCCTTCTGCATACCTTTCAAACACTAACTCCTGATTAGGAGTCAATGGATTGACAGGAACCATGTAAGATGAATCAATAGGTTTCTTTCTCTTCATCATCTTCTTTGACATTGGTTGAAGTGGTGCAGTACCATTGCCATTACCGTTGGATTTCTTTCTTGCTCTTGGCATTATGTAAAACGACTCAAGTTTGATCGAGGGTGTGCTGCTTGGACTTTGGACATGACTTCTTTGAAACCATCATCAGCTTTAGGTTTGCCATACATATGACCACCTATACCTGCACTCCAATCTTTATCCCAATCGGGATTGTCTTTACGCCACTGATCGTAATTACTCATTGACATAGAGAGTTCTTTTTTCTCTCCAGTATTTTTATTTAGAACAGGGTAGGTGGGCATTCAAGTTTCCTCCTTTTGTTGTTTTTGTTCTTGCTTAATACGCCATCTAAATTGTTTGGCATATTTAACTTCCTCCTCAGTATACCAGTCTGGGTGTTTTTTTGCAAGTTTTATAATCTTTTTCGCTGCTTTTTTATCCTTCAAAATTAACTAGGCATTTGTACTAATCAACTATTTAGATCACTCAATCCTCAAACATGGTTGTACATCTTCCCAATCAGTATAGCGACAAGGACATTCATCCTCTTCCTCAGGACACCATCCAAGTGCCTCAGAGATCACTGGGAACTGACAGGTGAAATGATCCTTAACAAGGAGTGCAATGTCTTGGTGCTCCTTCTGGGTGCCATTGGAAGAACGTAATTCGATATAATGAATCCAGTTGCGAAGATTGCCAGTCATATACATTTTTGTTGGTACTGCAAGAGGCAATACATTCCTTGCACATTCTTTTGCAATACCTGAAGCAAGCATTTCTTTGTAGAGATTCATCCCATCTACAAAATGTCTTTGCATTTTTAATTCGTAGTCCTGTCTGACAAATGGATCTATATCATCAATGCTATTCTGTCTATTCTTATCATCTTGACGACGTAGTTGTGGCAAAGGAATGCTATCTCCAAGTAGAGAAGAGTCAGCATATCTCTGTGAAAATTCTTGAAATGTAAACGACCTATGCCTCAGCACTTGAGCAGCGATAGCACGAGTAGTATGAATCTCCACAGTCATTGATGCTTGCTCAAAGACAGACCAATGACCATGCTTAATACAATACTTTAATAACCCTGCTACTTTAGGGTTTTCCTGATTGTTAGGATTACTCACACGAGCAATGTATCCAATGGTCTTCTCTGCATCAGGAGTAACAGAGATTAAACATACTTTAGTCATGAATTTCTTAATAATATACGAAAGACTACATACAATCCCATTGCAGACCAGTATCCTAGAGTTGCTAACCCAAAGAGACCTGGTATACAAGCATTCCATACTAGCATAAGAGCTAAAGGTGATAGAAATAAGTTCCCAATTGCATTGACAACTTCCCTACCCTTCTCTTCATTCCTTTCTTTTTCTGCCTTCTTATCTAGTTCTTCCTGTTTTATTTCTTCGTCTTCTTTTTTCTGTTGTTCTAAGGCACGTTTGTCAAAGTATATTGTCACTTTTTCCTGCCTTTCTTTGGAGGTTTTGGTTTGGTTGGATCGTTCCATAATTTAGGATTAATTCTGCCCTCTGATTGTGTAAATTTTACAAAGTTCTTTTTATAAAGATCATAATAATAATCAAAAAGTTCTACTGCTTTAGTTGCAATAGCAATATCATATGCAGGTTGATCATCTACCTTATACTCAACCAGATAGGCAGTATATGGTAGTGATTTATCCAATGCATCATCGACATTACATT